GTCTTAGTCTTCTCCACCTCCAATGACAAACGACCGACTGTATCCATCCAGTGCGCACTGAAGTGCGGACCAGAACGGAAAAGTATGTCGTCGCCATTGATCAGACATGGGAATTCCGAACAATCAATCCCGACTGAATCGCCTGCATACAAGAAAGCGATTCTATTCTGCAGACAAAGCAGAGGGAAAGAAAGAAAGGACCCCATCATCTGACCTCTCGAGGGAGAAAATTCTTCTATACCGTGTTCAAGGTTGAACAACGTGGGACGCAAGATACTCATGGCGTATGCTTTCATAGATCCAGGCACAGAGACCGTGGAACTCAGCAATTCGTCAAGAATAGCTTCGGCAACCTCTATGGAGAGATTGTCAGTGGCGCTCTTGTAATCCCCCGAAGTCAAAGTCTCACCAGAGACAAAAGAAAAACCAGCACGCTGTAGAACGTCAGTTGTAAAGTCACCGCGGCAAAGCCACTTCTCGCGCGACAGTCTATCATAGATCGCTTTGTGAAGCGGTCTCAAGTGGATCGCGTCCGCCGAGAATTTGCTAAGAGGACGAGGCTTCCCCGCGCTTTGTACGACAGTCAGGCCCGAAGAGACGCTTAATGGACGGGTTGCCCCCTCCAAACAAGTCGTCAGGAAATCCGACTGTCGAAATTTTCCGGGTCCTTCATAAGAACCCGAGACAAAGCCATGGAGACCGCCCGCACCGCGGCGATTTTCCAAACAAGCTGACAAAGAAGGATCGCAGTTCAGCACACAAGATTCGTATGAGCCGGAGTCCCACCCGTGAGGGAACAGGCTCCGAACAACTCTACGCGCAAATGTGATGTAACCGCGAGGAAGGGAGGGTGGTGGAGACCGGAAATGGTTAGCGACGGATGAAAGCAAAGGGGCTTCCATACACCGGCATGACGCCGGCTGTAGCTTCTTGATTGAATTCCATGCGAACTCTGCTTCACTGTCCACGGCAGGACAGTTCTGCAGATAGCACTTCGTTTCCCTACTAAGGTCGACACAGTTATCCGAGATGGGCTCGAATCTCGGTGCCTCGCTGTTGTAGAGGTATTTCCAAGTAGCTACCGCTTTCCAAATTGTCTCACAGAGACGGGAACGGTAAGCTCGACAACGTGGTCGAGTAGCG